GCAATGTGGGCCATCATGGCCGCTTGGATCATTGGAGCGCGAGGGTTCTGGCCAACCAACTGCATGACGATCGGGTCTTGCATGGCCGACATGTGCACCTGAATGTGAGCCTCGTGGTCTTGGTACTGGAACGCCTTTACTGGCTTGCCCTTGAGCACCTCTTGGTTCTCCGACACGGGGTCGGTGGGCTTTAAGTCCTCTTCCAAAGGCACGAGCTTGTCGGCGTTCTTGATGCCCAGCACCTCGAGCATGCCACGGTGCAGTTTGGGCAAGTCGTAAATGTCTGGAGCCGACTGCGCCAACTGGATCACAGCTTGGTACTGCACCACGCGCTGGCTCAAGGTAGCGGCATTGGGGTCGCTCACGGGCATGATGTCCACATGGCGGTAGTCGCTCTTCTTGGCCCGCACGCCCTGCTCGCCGTCCGGCTCGTAAGAGTACTCGTCGTCGGTGTAGTCGCGGATGATCGCGGCCAGCAACTGCAACTCTTGCTTCAATGTGAAGTGCACACGGGCCTGAACAGCCGTCATCACTTTGAGCTGGCGCTCAAGCAAGGCAAGTGTCGAGCCCACAGGTGCATTGGCACCCATGTCGCTGATCTTCATGTCCGCAGTGGCTGCGAACCTACGGCCTTCCTCAACCACGGTGTTGAGCAAGTTGTACAAAGTAGCCGATGGGTCTTTGTAAGGCAGCGGTAAGATATTGTCGCGGATAGCACCGGAGCCCACATCCACATCGCGCCACTCACCGGGAGCGATCGGAGTGTCGTCGCCCTTGATACGCAGACCACGGGACTTCAAACCACCGGGCAGGTTGCTCAAGGTACCAGCGTCGATCAACTGGCGCATGAGGGACGTTGCGGAGTTGGCAAAGCCACCGATCAGGTGGAACAGACCGAAGCCATACGCACCGAAGCCGGGGATGTACTGGTAGTGCACGAAGTGCTGACGCTTCAAATGCAGGTCGTCGCCCTCGTTCCAGTTGCGGCGGATGGCCAGCACGGTGTTTGTGCCACGGATGAAGGTCACCACGTACGGCAATGCGATGCCGGTAGGCTCGCCATCGTCATCTGTCTCGCAAAGCGGGTCGCCCTTGAGCACCAAGTCAACGTGGCTCTCGCACAGAGTAAAGCGCTCGTCGTTCAGGTCAGCAAAACCGGTCTCTTTGTCCTTGGCTTTGTTGATCTCGTCGATGGCTTTGTCAGGGGAGCCGATGTCGATGTCGCGGTAGAAGCCTGCTTGCTGGAGCTTCTTGATCTCGTTCTCTGTCTTGCGCATGACGTGCGTGACACGGTAGCAAGTCTGGATGTCCGAGGTGCCGTAGGGCAGCAAGATGTCTTCTGCGGGGATGAAAACAGATGTTTGACGCCCAATATTAGGATCAAAATACACCTTTTTGAAGGCCGAGCCAGTGGCTGGGAGGCTCCACAACATGCGCTCGTGCTCTGGGCGGAACTCTTGCATGACCTCCGTCAACTGGAAATTCATGTCTTCTTGGACGCGAGTGGCCGCTTCTTTCTTCTCTGGCGTCTCCTTGCCCACGATTTTTGTGCGCACAGGACCCATTGCAGGGAAGGTCTCGGTGATTGTCTCTGACTGGAACCGCACAACGGCTTCAGTAATCATCGGGTGGAACACGCCAGAAGCACCGTCCCAAGGCTCAGTGCGCTCCTCGATCTGCAGGCCCAGCAGTTTCAGGCCCATGACGTAGGCTTTTTCCCACTCTTTGCGGGAGTTCTTGTCGTTATCAATGTCTGCGGACAAGTCGCTCACCACCGTCAGGATGGAGCTCTCAGACAGGTACTCGGCCAAGTTGGCATCAAAGTCTTCTACGCTTGGCTCCGCAGCCTCGATCTCGATTTCCAGATCACCTGCGCGGATGTTTACCGCCTCGGGGTCCACGATCTCAATTTCGATCGGCTCTTGGTCTTGCGCAAGCTCATCAAGCCCCGCTGGTTGCTGAAATAACGCTTTGTCGATGTTCGTGGCCATGTGTCAATCTTTCAATAATATGCTGCCCTGCGGCGGCTGTAGGAGCGGTCTTCCTTCTCGTCGGAGTCCAGTGAAATGAACCCGCCTTGCCTGAAGCGCAGCAGCGCTTGGGTGGTCGTATCCACGAAGTCGTCGTGCTCCCCAACGGGGAACGCCGCCATTTCCTCAATCACTTCCCGAGCCCAGCGCGTGTCTGGAGCCCAGACTTTACCCGAACTGAACAAATCCGCAACAGCATTCAAGCGAACCAGCTTGTCGTTTCCCCGGCTGGGGCTGAACTCTTGGACCGGAATCCCCATCGCCCGCAGCTCTTGGATCAGCGGTGCACCAGCTGCTTTCTTCTCCACAATGAACGCATCTGGCTCCCACTCCTTGTAGTGCTTGAGCGCAATTTGCTTGAGCTCTGGGAATGCCATCCGGTCTTTGAACGCGTCCAGCAAGATCACCTGCGGCGCGTCGCCCTCTTCCTCGTTGTAGAACACGCCCCACGTTGTGCAGGCGGAATAGTCGGAGTTGTTCTTCACTTCAAACGCCGTGTCCCAGCTCTGTATCACGTAGTCGCAAGGCGGCGGGGAGTCTGCATCCCAGATGCGCCACATCTTTCTGTTGACGATGGCGCTGCTCTCGGCGGTGGGCTGCTGCATGTACTGGGCGTTCCAGTACTTGGGGTCCAACGCGGCCTTTGTGGTTTTAAGTGTGGCCAAGGGCCACTGCTCGGGCCAGAGGGACTTCTCGTTCTCGGTGTCCTCGTGAAAGATGGCTGGCAGCTCCACGATTTCCCAAGGCTCGGCCTCGGGGTTCTTGGCCTGATAGCTGATGAGGCGTCCAGTGAGGTCCAGCAATGACCACCGCGTCATGATGACGATGATCGCACCGCCCGGCATCAGTCGCTGCAAGGGGCCTGTTTGGAACCATGACCACGCCGTGTCGAAAGCCAGACGGGAGTTCGTCTTGACATCTTGTTCCGAGTGAGGGTCGTCAATAACGAACAGATCAGCACCACGACCAGCAAGAGCGCCGCCGACACCAGCAGCATAGTACTGACCGCCAGCGCTTGTAGACCACTTACCAGCAGCCTTTTGGTCGTCTGCCACCATTGTTTGGGGGAAAACTTCACGGTACTCCTCCGAGTCCAGTAAGTTACGGATACGCCTGCCGAAGTCCTCCGACAGACCTGCCGTGTGCGTGCCCATGATGATCTTTTTCTGGGGATACTTGCCCAAGAAGTAGGCCGGGAACAAGTAAGAGCTGAACTCAGACTTACCCATACGCGGCGCAATATTGATGATGACACGCTTTTTTCTCCCCTCGATCACGTCGGTGAAGATTTTGGCCAGCTTTCTGTGGTGGGGCCCTATCTTAAACCCCGGATAGACCGAAGCGGCAAAGCCGAGCATGTTGTCCTGCGCTGCCATCAAGCGTGTGCGACGCTCTCTTGCCTCCAAATCGTCGAGCAACTCCATCTTTTCCTTGACGGATAGCGTTGGCAGTGCGCGTTCAAGCGCCTCCAACTCACGCTTTGTCAGCGTCGTCAGTTTGGACAGGTTCATCTGTGATTTCTTCGGGGGCTTCAGGAGCCATTGCGTAAGAGGAGCCGTTTTCTGGGATGCCGTCGTCCGAGGCGGAGACATCAATGACGTCGATCACGCCCATGAACTTGGATAGCTTGTCCTTGATGCGCTGCTCAATCTCAGCGTCGGACATCTCGGCCTGCTTGACCTCGATCTTGTCCGTGAACAGCCCAATTTCTGTGACCTTGCCCAGCAACCCCAGTGCTTTCAAGCGGATATTGGCGTTGGGACTCTCGCACTCTTCCAAGATTTTGGCCACCGCGTACCCCCGCAGCTCCTTGGCTTGGTTCACAAACTCCCAGTCGTATGCTGTCAGCATGCTGGTCAGGTGCCGAACGGCAGCAGGAGTCTCAATACTGGAGACGAGGGCGTGTTGGTCTTTTATGGGAGCGCCGGTTGTGAGCGCAGTGAATGTTTCACGGGCTTGCTGCTTCTCAAGCTCTGACACGATCGTTTCCGTGTCGGGGGCACCCATCTCTTTTAGCCAGTCGGTCGTGGTGATCTTGGCGTTTAGGACATCTGCTGGCGCAGATTTAGCCGCCGGGGCCGGTGCCTCGGAGGTAGAGAGAACTTCAGCGTCGAAGTTTAAAAGGTGGTCCAGCATTTGTCCTTGAGGAGTGGCGGGTTGCAGTCCCGATGGCGTGAGTATATACTTACTTTGGGCTTTGGTGCAAGCTGTTCGCAGCAAGTTCCATTGCTTTCTCCTTGAGGTTGAAGACCTCTTTAACCCCGCTGGGCAACTGGCGGGGTTTTTTTATGCCCCGAGTTTTTCAAAATTTTTTAAAAAATTTTGGCATGGCCCTGTTTTTTGAGGAGGGGGTGGTCTCCTGTATAACGTTAGACAAATAGGCTGTGGGATTTTTAAAATATTACTTAGGTATTACAGAATTAGTCTGTGCGGTTGTGGAACAGTGTTGTACTATGCGCGTGTAAGCCCGTCAATATTAGGCCCATAGGGGTACGGTGGGGTCGGGAAAGTAGCCTTTTTGCTCAAGAAATGATGCCCTCGAGGGCTATCGAATGGGGGCATCCGTAAACTAGAGTTGTCTCGGTGGGAAAGCCGGGGCACATCATCAACCTTTAGGAGAAACTTCCATGCAAAAACTGACCATTCAACAATTCGCTTTCAACACCGGCGCAATGAGCCGCAA